TCTTGCATCATGTTCAAAGAAAGCGGGCATTCGAGCTGATTTAGTTGCAGAAAGTTCAGGGGCTTTGCCCTCATACATTAAGCGATCACTAGAATCCAGCCAAAATTTTTTATTTAAATATTTATCGGTAGTATTATTACCTAGAGGTTGCATTACCCAATTGATTGTTGCTTTGCGTAGCTTATCAAGACTAGGGCTTACAGTAAGACCTAACTCTCGACAAACAATACTATTAGCAGCAACATGGATTTGTTCATCTCTACTTATATCCGCACTGACTGTTCGCATTCCAGCGTCACCATTAAAGCGGAAGAATGGTAGAAGAACGAAGAAAATTGCACGTTCGGCAACCATTGCTTTGAGGATCGTATGATCAGGATGCGAAGTCCAAGCTTCCCTGAGCCGTAGAGCTTCCGATTCAGCTTTTTGGTCAACACCGTAAGCATTGGCAATGTAACCAAGTGCCAAGTCGTGATTTTCCTCGTCGGTGATGTTTGATTCCAATAGCTCCCGCGATAGTTTTGGTACGTCGGTATCCAATCCATCACGGATAAAATCTCCCACGGGCAATTCCATATGTCTCAACGCAAGAGCACGATGTACAGCTTCTTCTGCCCCTGCCTTGCATGATCCGGCAGTTGTTTGTACTGGTGTCCATTTCCGTTTCCGGTTTAGTAGTTTCTCGTAAGGGTTCATTCTTGGCAATCACATGTAAGTTCTTCATTTAAAATGTCCTCTAAATAGGTGTCCACTTCTGATTCATCTAATGCAGCATATGCATCTGATTTATCTTGTGTATCACTCATCACTTGAAGTGAATAATAGAGGCTTGTTTGCGGAGACCTAAGCCACTCTTCTACGAACGCATTATCGTAGGTTACTGAATCACTCCAAGAGTTGAAACTGTATCCATGAAGAAGTCCTGTGGCGTCAAGCATTGTCATAATGCCATCTGCAACTCTTTTATAATTATCCCAGCCTACATTACTAGCAATTTCTACATCGCCATAGTTGTAAGTTTGTACTCCGAAAGTACCCGAGTCGCGATCAACTGTCTGCGAGATAGGTGGAGCGATTTCTGGTGTGCAAGTATAGCCATCCAGATCCACGCTTCGATAACTGCAACTGGCGGTTGGAGCGATAGCAAAGGCTCGAACCATATTATACTCGCGAGCAATTGTGGCTGCTTGGTTAATTCCTGAAGCAATCTGTAAGACAAGTTCATAAGCTGCCGAGCGGATAGTTTCGTTGTTGTTATACTGTTCTAATGCACGACCAAATTGATCGTATGTTACTCCGTACCGCCGTAAGAGGTTTGCGAGCCCAAGCATTCCGAGTCCCACTTGTCGATCAACTTCAGGCGGGAGGTATTCTCCAGAATCTCCGACAGCTGTCCTACTATGTAGGCTGCACAATTCGGACATACCTTCAACAAATGCTCGTGGGATGTCGTCGAACTCACAGGCTCCGAGATTGATATGCTGTAATAAACAGGTGCCTCGTGATGGCAAATATACTTCGAGACAGACGTTGCCTCTGATGCGGGTTCCTTCATTGTCATACTTTACTTTGTTTAACCAGATGTCACCGGATTTAATTCCGAATAGTAATTGTTCTTTGAACGTACACTCTTCCCACCACTCATCTGTGATGTTAATGCAGCGTTTGACCCAAGGGAGTTCGGATCTAGGAGTAGTAATAAAATCTAATGCATCGGGGTGATTGAGCGAAATATGTAACACTATCGCACCGTTCTTGTATATACCACCTCTACGTAAGATTTCATTTAAACTACTATAAATTTTACCAAAACTTACAGGACCAGAAGCAGTAACTCCTGATTTCCTTGTATAACCTTTAGGGTCAAGTTTATCTAAATGAATAGCACAACCTGCTCCATATCTTAGAGCATGTGATGCAAACCTCCAGCTGGATTCTATACCATCAGGCCCCTCCATTTCGTTTTCTACCACCATAACCGTGCATGATACGGGTAAGCGATGTGTAGGATCATCGATCCATGATTGAACACGTCCTGTGCGTGAGATGTAATTAGACATTAGTTAGATCAGTAAGGTTTGGTGGTTTGTAATTCGGTCCCTTTAAGACCTTACCGTCTTCACGGTAAATAGGTTGTCCATTTTCATCTAGTTTGGACATGTTTGATTTGTGGATGCGATCCATTGCTTCATCTATATTCCAACCTTCATTAGCTGCAAACTGATAACAAACATAGACAAGATCACAAAGCTCTTTTAATTGTTCTTGTTCATCTTTAAAATGAAACGCTTCATGAAACTCTGACCACTCTTCATCGATCAAACATTTCTGGATCAGTGTCCCATTCGGTGAATTGACCACCGAGTAAGCGTTCCGAAACTCTTTGGCTTGATCCAATAGAGTCGTACTGTATGTTTTCAAGTTCATTTTCTAAATAGTGGATTGCTTTTTTAAGATCAGAAGCCGCACTATCTTTATAACCAGCACGGCAAATATATTTTACTGCATTACCAAGATGGTAGTTTAATTGCTGGTCTCTGATGAAATCCCAGCACTCGATGGAGCCTCTTGTGTAGTAGTCAGGTGATTGGGCCATTTTTTGACTAAGTTAGATACGGTGTTAGCTAAGGCAAAGTTCTGACGTTGTAACGCCATGAATAAAGTAATAATATCAGTCTTATCAGCTTTAGGTAGTAAATCTTCAAGCCTTCTTATCTTGAAGTCCTGTTCCACTGTCAACTCTATAATCGGCGGAGGGGGTGAAAAGGATTGGTTGTTTTGCTTTCCAGTCATAATCATCGTTAGTAAGAATCTTTGCAAGTCTTGCATTTTGTAGTGCAATATCTTCACCAAGATCCTTCTCAGCGAATGCATCAACAACTGCTTTCCAAGTGTAACCTTTGTCTTCAAACAAAGCTACTGCTCGTTTGATTCCTATTCCAGGTACTCCGGCGTATCCGTCAGTTTGATCTCCTGCAAGCGCCTGTATAAGGTGCCAGCGTTGTCCTTCTGACTCTTCCACATTCACGATTTCATCCAAGGTGTAGAGCGTGCCAGGTATCTGTCGTAGGTCTTTATCAGGACTTACGATAATGTTACCAGGATATTTGGTAGCGTAGATACCCATGCCATCATCTGCTTCAAGAGTTGGTAGTATTACTACTTCATACTCATTTTTAAGAGAATTGATAACACGTTTGTAACCACAAGGTTTCTTACGATTACGATGACCTTTGTAAGCAGGCATTACTTCCTTACGAAAGTTTGTACTATCACTAAAGAATAATACAACTTCAGGAACATCCCACATGAACTTGTTTTTAATTTTATTTAGTTCACGTTTAACTGAAGAATATGCATCACTAAATTTGCTGACAACTACAATTACATCATCACCAAAGTCTAGATCAGACTCTGCACCAGCACAAGCTTTGTAAACAATGTAATCTGCGTCAACAAATAACTTCATTTACCTTGTCCTCTATATTTCTTCTTACCTTTACGTGGCTTACTATGCAAGCCGTTACCCTGACGGGTTTTCTTTGATGTAAACGGGACTACTGTTAATACTCCCATCATTGATTTACTTCTCATTAGTGGGTTTCACTCCAGTTTTTTCCGGTTTTTGATTCAGCATCGATTCTGATTCTGAGGTTGTAGTATTCTCCAGCTGCGAGACTGCTAAGTACCAAGGATGAACATAAGTCAGCTGCTTGTTCATTGGCACACTCGAATTGCAACTCGTCATGTATAAAAGCTAGTTGAGAGCAACATAAATTTAATTCTTTAATGTTTTGTTGATTGATAAGCATCCAACGCTTTGCCAAGATGGCAGAGTTACCTTGGAGACAGTAGTTTAACGCTTTATGTGGGCTATCCACCATAATTTTTCTACCATCGATAGCTTTGATATATCCTCTTTCTGAAGCTTTCTTGATAGACGCCAAGAGTTTATCGAGTCCATCAATCGCGTCAATATATGCCGCTCTGATTTCCTTACCTTTTTTCTTGGCTTTCGGGGATGAAAGAAGTTTGTCATAGCTGTGTCCAATTTTTTCGTCACCTGCACCGTACAAAAATGCA